TCTACTTACTGTTGCACCATTTATATTGATAGGCTCTAGCACTGCTACTGGGGATACATTTCCTGATTTACCAACTTGCCATATAACATCAAGTAGTTTTGTTACTACTCCTGCTGGTTTGGTTTTCTTGGCAAATGCTCCACGAGGGTGGTGAGAAGTATAACCTAACTTTTCGAAAGCATTATTATCTATAACCCTCCACACTTCTCCATCTTGGGGGAACATCGGATAATTACTGTCTATAGCGGTCTCAAACCCACAATGATTTAAGAAGTTCATATCTTCTATATAATCATTTGTAGGATAAGGCTGAACACTATATGCAATAAATTCCATACTTCCTGCTCGTTCTCTGAACTCGTCAATATCTTTTAAGTTGAGTGCACCCGCTGCATAGTTTCTTGAGTTTTCTATGTTCTTATCAGCGACTACTTCTCCAGTAATTTGTAATATGTGTTTGCCCTTGGCAGGGAGTAGGTGTCTAGGAACAAGTTGTCGCATCTTTTCTGTGATGTCGACTCCTTCTTTTCCGTCTCCTCGAGTTAAGGCACAAGACAATGTGCCATAAATGTATTGTAGAGCAACTGCGGCTCCGTCTAGTTTGGGGGTGACTACTACAGGTTCTTGACCGTAGTCTGGTCTATCTTCCATTGTATATGCTTTTTGCAATGAATACATTGGAAAGGCGTGAGTCCATCTGATTGATCTAGGATCATGTTGGTGCCCTACATCATCTCTGATACTGATTTTGACATCATTCAGTGTATCAAGTTGGTCTTCCAGTCTGTCATACAGTTCGTCTGACATAAGAGGTTTACCATTATAATAAGCAATCCTTGCTCGATTTATTAATGCTTCTAAATTTTTCATAAGTATATTATACTAAATTTATAAGCTGTTGTCAAGATTTATTTTTCGTAAGGTAAAACTTTCACACTATCTATTATACCGCCCCGTATGGCAGCTTCTAGCATTTTTGCTCCAGATAAATTTGGTTTTGGTTCTACACCGAGATATAATATAAACTTACATTCGGAATCTTGTTGTTTGATACAAAAGGCATTTGCAATAGCTTTTTTTATACAGTCTGTTCTTTGCTGATTATAAGTTTTACACTCTACAACAAATAGGGTGTCATCTTCCATGTAATGAAAGTCTGCATCTACTCCTACTTCTGTAAATTTCTTTTTGCCTTTGAAATGTGGATTATGGGTTTGCACTAAAGTTTCATATTCTATGCCTATTTTTGTGCTTTGTCTTTGAAAATTCATATTTTATGGTAGGTATATTTCGTCTAGTTGTTCTTTAAATTGTTCTTCTAAAACAGACTTACTTTCCGCTAGGGATAGAATATCTACTAGACCTTCGAAGAGTCGTCTAGTATTTTCAAAATCGACTTTCATTGTGATGCCATTTCGTGTAGGTTTCCATTCTTCGTCAAAGTCTAAATAATACTTTCGTAAAGATATGTACTCAGTTCCACGAAATTCATTCACTACTAGTCTAATCTGTTCGTCTTCTGTTTGTTGTATAATTTTTTCGTAAGGTGCGGGGGAGTCTAAATCAATCATTCTTGATCACTCGGTTGAGAGGAACTACACTCGTTACATTTTCAGGCACAAGTATCCTATAAGAATCCGTGTCCCAACAAAATAGCAAAACTGTATGCTGTCCTTCTTTTGCTCTATTTCTTTTCTGACGAATGTATTCTGTAGAAAAGTCATTAGTGCAAACATTGTACTTTAATTTTCGTGAGTTTTGACTTCTGTAAGTGATGATTGCATCACCAGAGTCATCGAGTCTCTTTTTAAGCTCTTCTTTTTTCATTATTTCTCCAATTTAATCTAACAAAAACTCTTTTGAATTGTTAAATTGGAAGGTCTCTAAAAAAGAATACAAAAAACCAAGACATCTTGCAATGCCTTGGCTAAACTAAGTTACAACTACTTAATTATTTAATGCTTCTACAATGCCTTTGAAATATACTGCAGCCTTACCAGTTAGTTTACTGATAATTGCTTCGTCAACTTCTTGACCTGCATCTGACAGAGCGGAAGTAAGACTTGCTTGAGCATCAGCTACTGATACTCGTCCACCACCAGTAGATCCACCTGAGGATTTAGCTGCTGGGGTTTTTCTTACATAAACGCCTGCTTTAGTTAATATCATTCGAACTCCATTTGGTGATTCGCCAAGTTCGTCTGCGATTTCTTTTACAATCTCCATTGAAGTCTCAGGTGTAGGTTCTTGCTCCTGATACATTTCAACTGCTTGTGCTTTAGATTCATCTGTCCAAGCCATTCTTTTTCTCCTGTGTTTAGATTGGATCCACTCGCCGTTCCACATGGGCTTCCAACCTGTTCGGTCGTACTGTTGCATGTAGAATCTGTCGCTCATGTATATCCTTTTTTTAATATAAATATATTATAATGAATTTGAAACCAATTGTCAAGAAGTATTTTTCGGTATCTTATAGGTTTTCCTATCTTGAAAAATGCTTTTCTATGGTTTCAATCTTCTCCTCGGCATTAGCTATTTTCTCTATCTGAGTCTCAATAGCTTCTACAATCTCGGGGTGTTCGCCAATACCTGATGGATTTCTAGTATACACCATAATATTTGCTTTTGCTACTTCTACTTCACCTTTTAATTTGGCGATAAGTGCTTTTAATAAATAGTTCATAATTCTCCTCTATGATTTAAAATATTTGTCAAAATGACCATCTTTGTACTGGTGATAAGTATCTCTACCATAAATGTAGCCATAATAAATTATACCTGCCCATACAGTTAGATTAAAAGCAAACTTTGCTACCATAAAAGGTATTCCAAATAAAAAGTCTAGCATGTTTTCTTTTTCTCCCAGTCTTCTATTGCTGCCTTGATACTTCCTTCTGCTAATACTGAGCAGTGTAATTTAATTGGTGGAAGATTTAGTGCTTCAGCAATATCTTTGTCTTTAATTAATTTTGCTTCTTCAATAGTTAATCCCTGTAACATATCTACAAACATAGAAGAAGATGCTATCGCACTTCCACATCCATAGGTCTTGAACTTAACACCCATGATACGATTACTGCCAGGGTCGATTCTTAACTGTAGTTTCATTACATCCCCACAAGCAGGTGCTCCTTGCATACCTGTTGCTACTGTTGGGTCTTTTGGATCGTATTTTCCAACTGAAAATTGTTTAGGTGAGTTTAGTACTCCCTCAAATCGATCTACTACTTCTTTACTGTATGCCATGTTTTAACTCAAAGCTTTGTCGCAAAATGCAACTATGAATTCTCTTGATAGCTTATCAGATAATGCAATTGGTAGTGTTAGTGGCGTGGCAATGCCAAATCCCACTATTGCTACAGCCCAGCCTATGTATTCTCGTTGAACAAGTACACTATCTGAATTAAATTTTTTTAGAAATCTAATCGAAGGATAATATAATTTTGCTAAACTAATAATCCAGCCTGCAATATAAAAAGCTAAAATATATTTCATAAATATTCCTGTAAGTGTCTTAAACTTCCGATATTGTATGCTAATCGTGGGGCAAAGTGCCCTGCGTCTTTCATCAATCCGAAGTATGGCGATTCACACTCTGCCATTTCTATTTCCCATAATAGATAGCACTTGCTACCATGTTTATCAAAGTTATGGGACTTTGTTATTTCTCGTTTTACTACTGCAATGCAGTTGCCTTGTGCTGACCATACTCTTTCACCTGTTGTGAATTCTTCTGATACACAAGGTTCTGGAATCATTGCCTCTTTAATACCTTTGTAGTCAGTATCTGGAAGTTTCTGTGGTACTCCCATTCGTTCTATGACTGCCTTAATAAAAGCGGGGGAACGATATAATGCTTTTGCAATGTCAGATACTACTGCACCATTTAAATAATGTTTTACTATGGATACTTTCTCTGCTTCTGTTACGCCCTTGCCTTTATTCTGTGCTTTTCTTCTAGCACGAAATTCTATTGTTTCATTGTGGTCAGCAATGATTTTACTAAGACGAGTTGTATTATATGCAATATGCAATATCTCACACGCCTCTTTTTTAGTAATAGGTTTCTCTGCAGCAAGCAGTTCTATTACTTTATTGATATTTGTTTCTGAGAGTTTCTCTTCTCTTTTCTTTCTAACTGCCATCGTTTAACTCCAAATGATAGTCGTTTAACTCTTTGAGTTCTTCTTCGTGCATTGCGCCTAGTAGAATGATTGTGTAATGAAGGACTTTGTATAAGTCTTTTTCATTTCTGCCATTCTTCTTTCCAAAACGCTGTGCATATTTGATTATATTACCAATACAAAACCCTTCTCCATGCCCATTCTCAAATACTATCTCTGTAGTTTGAGTTTTTGCTTGTGCATAATGCTGATTGTAAGTACTGTCTATATAATTTTTCAGTCTAGTTTGAATTAAATCTTCGTTAAATTTATACACGAGTTATCCTTTTTTCGTAATCGGCATAGTCTTCGTTCCACCAATGTGGTTTGTCTCTGTATTTCCAACTGGCGAAGGTTGCCTTGTCTAAGTGGTAATAGTCTCGATAGCTTTGTATCGGATTATCATAATCTCTAAGATCCTCTGGCATCGCCAGTCCGAACTTAGTAAAACCTACTCTTTCAAGATTCACTGGATCTGGCAATTTATTTACTACTTGTTCAATTGATTTGTGTAGTTTGCCGTAGCGATAGTAGTACTCATCATTCAATGCGTTAGCATAACAATGAACCCACTCGTGATTATCCAATGACTCCCTTGCCCAGATTGTGCAGGGATGATTGTACATCATTGGAAGGTAGGGGAAGGGTCGCTCCTCAAGATGTAGATGCTTAATTTCGGCTTTAACCTTGTTAAGAACTTCTCGTTCTTCTGCATTCAACGCACGAGGAACATACCCTAGAAATTTGTCAATGTAAATTGTTGTACAAAGAATCTGGGCAGCCTCTAGTGGCATCTTGACAATATGCTTGTCAACATGATACTGTGCTGCCTTATCGAGATCCTCGTCTAAATAAAATAAATTCATATCTTACTTCCAACATTTGTATACGCCACAGAGTTTGTCTTCGTTTTCTGTAGTCTTACAGTACGGACATACTTTTTTCTCTGGCTTGATTTTTTTGATTTCTTTAAACTTTTTCATAATGTATATTATACTAAAATTATGAAATAAAGTCAAGAACTATTTTCCAGATCCATTAATTTTATCCTTAGCTGTGCCAGCATAAAGACCAAACCAAGCTGCACCTGCACCAACAACAATACTGATTAAACCAGACTGTTCCATTGTGGGGTCTTCTAAATTCATAAACCACATGGTGCAATAGTATAATAGGAAAATGTATACACTAAGAAATGCTCGGGGAAAGATCCTCCACGCATCAATCATGTTTGATAAGAAAATCCAACGCTGCCATGGGTTGTCTGGCTCTCTATTGGCTTCCATCTCTACTATTTTTGCTTTTAGATTAGAGTTCTCTTGTACAAGTTCCATGAACTTATTAAGGTCGATTTCAACCTCATTTCGACTCATATCACCTGCGAATCGTTCATCTGCCATTTAGCTCTCCTTTGCCTGTTGCTTTGCTTTGCCAACATTAATCGCAAACCAGTCTAAAACTTTATATAGTTTTCCAACTAGTTTGTCGTCTTTTGGTGTGTCAGTACAAGCTGCAATAACCGAAGCGCTCATGACCAACCAAGGGATGACTTGAATCCATCCGATTACCCATTGTAAGAATCCTAACATTCTTCTCTCCTAATCCTCTTGCGAGGCTTTCCCAATTAGTAGGGATCTTTGTAGCCATCTATACTGGAAATACGTAAGTCCTCCCATTTATTTGTATCTAATCGATACAGTAATATAGAATCTGATTCAGACTGTTTGACTACAGCTGGCACAATATCAGCCCTTAGTGTACAAGGTATACTGTATTGTCTACCAGACTTTAAACTTGTAAAACTTACTTCAACAACAAAGTCTTGAAGTAGTTTCTGTAATTTATTAAATTCTACCATTTATTTTTTAGTTTCTTGGAGTTGATCCAATCTAACTTCTAGTTCTTCACACCAATCTTCTATTATTTCTAATCTTTCTTGTAGATGTGGGTGTTTCTCAAAGTATTTTGCCCCTTTCATTGCATCTCTGTATGCTAGATAGGAGTTCCACCAATTAAATATTTTCTTCAACATAAAATATTATGTCTCCAGGTGTACGAAGAAGTTTTATATCTTCGTCTGGTATTGTTACATTGAACTCGTTTTCGACATCAACAATAATCTCAACCATGTCAAGACTATCTGCATTTGTTTCATCAATAAGATCGGTAGTTATATTAATGTCTTTTCTACTCAATTGCTGTTCAATTATTAGCATTACGCTACATCTAATTCCCATCAGGTGATATATCCTCTGTTGTAACTTTTCTATAATATACTACTACATCTTTTAACTCAGTAATATACCTTTTTAATTCTTGTGTGTTGTATGCCATTAACTCATAATCAGGTATGGTCATAGCTAAAAATACTAATTCGCCTTCTTGATCTTCTATTCTAGCAAGTTGATCTTCCCAGTTTTCAGGGGTGACTACTATCCAAGTAGGAGTCTTAAGATCAATCTCTCTTGGCATTACGGGTTGAACGATATTTCGTTCTATCGGTTTTGCACTTACTTCTACTACTTTAGTTGGAATTAGGCTGCAACTGGAGCCCATCATCAAGATTGTCAACGGTATCGCTAAGTTTCTCAATACCTTCAAATGCGTGTTTTGTTCCATTATTTATTTTCCTCTCCATATCTACTGGGTCTGCTAATATTTTTGCAGTTAATTCATAGTTTTGAATAAACTGTGTATATCTATTTAATTCTCGTTGTGCCGCTTGACTTTTAACTGTCATTGCTTGCAACTGTTCTGTTTGTAAGCTAAAATCATTTTGCATAGTGGAGATTGTTTCTTCTTGAGTAGCTACTGCTCCCTCTAAAGCTGCGTTGTTAGCTATAAGAATTTTATTTTCATTCCATAACCAATAACATATTCCACTCAATACTAATAATAAAGCTAAAAAGAATTGATTCATTACATTTCCTCTATTTTATAGTTAAGTCCTTCTGCTCCATGCATCTCTATGACTTCACCGCTTTCAGTTCTGAACTTTAAATGATTGGGCTTTGTTATAATAAACTTTTTAACAATAAAAGTTTCATCATCTGCATCTCCCCATATCTGATTATAACTCACAGTCAATGTATATAGGGTTATAAATTTGCTTTTTAATGCAATCCACCACCTTTTCATTGTTGCGAAAAATCTCTTTATCTTGTCCATTAATTCTACTCTCCAACTGGTTTAATTTATGCCAGTTTGCTATTTCTATTTGGTGAGTTATCTCTAACTCTGCTTTATGCCTCGCATGGTCATATACAAAGAAACAGGCAAGCACCACTAATAGTAGTGGTACTGCCATTCTTTCCGTTAAGTTCCTGTTGAAGTACTCGTTGATGTTCCTGTACCTGTGCTTGTAGTAGTTGCAGTTACAGTTGTAGTCACTGGCATTGCCTCTAACTCAGCTATAATATCTGCTACTGTAGTAGTCGCTGCACTTGTATTTTCTGCCTCTACAGTTGTAGAAGTTGCTGGAGTACAATTACTTTGACACTCAAAACCTGCTGCTTGGTTGAACGTTGTACCTGTAGGAGCTACGGGATCTACATCTTTTGGTTGGTTGTTATACCCCCAAATTAATGCTAATACTAATAATATATCCATAATTTCCTATATGTTAGACCAGTCCTTACCTTCAAAAAGCAGAGCTTCTGCTTCTCTCCTACGAACTAATCCTTCTAATACTTTGCCGCCTGCTTTGTTCCAGCGTTTAATCTGGGCAGGGACGCCTTCGTAGTCGCCACTATTTAATACTTTTAAAAGAGTAGAACTACTTAAATTGGTCGGACCGAGGTTGAATGTCCATGATACTAATGCATCGAACATACACTGGTCGAGTGAGATGGTTACTTGATTAAGAACATGCTGTTCGTACTCCGTTAGTTCGTGTACTAGCATTTCTTCTGCTTGTGGTTTTGTGATAGACATTCCCTCTGATACGCCTTTGATATGACCATATCCTATAGTCCATATTCCTACTGCGTCTTGATAGGCGTCTAGTTCACAACCTTCAAACTTTTTAATAAGGGATATACCCTCTTGTGATATTTTCATAATGTAAAACTTTCTCCACAACCACAACGGGCTGTTTCTTGTGGGCTTCTGATTTCAAAATATTCATTTAACCCATCTTCTGTCCAATCAATACTGATTTGATCGACATAACTAAATGTCATTGGGTCTACAGCTATAATACCATAGAACACCGCATCACTTGATGTATTTGGTTCTTCCAAATAACTCAAGTCATACGACCACCCATTACATCCGTTTGGTTTCATGCCTAAACGCAATCCCCAAACTTGTTTATTTTTTACTTTCTGCTTTAGTCTTTCCAAAGCATCTGCACTTACGATTACCATAT